AGCAGTATAAAAGGGCTTGATATTTCTGGAAAAGATGCGTATGATTTAACCAGTAACCCGGCGGCAGACCCATTTGCCGACGACGAGTATGATGCGTTTAACAGAGCGCTGGGGCCCGATCTGTACGAGGACGACGATTTTGAGGACCTAAACAGCGGCCCGAGTGAAGTTGCCGGCGGAGCCGGCAAGGCCGTGATGATTGAACCGGACGAAATCGACGCCTTTTGGGACGAGGCGGGCATAACGGGTAATGTCATTACTAAGGGCGCGGGGGAGACAGTAAAATTTGGTAGCGATGCAAAATCATTAGATAAGTTGAACAGACAGATGAATAATCGCGGTTGGACTAATGATTCTGTCAAAGGTACGGTTGATGGTGCAGTCACAACGCGAAAAGCAACCAATCGTGCAACGGGGAATCCTGCTACAGTTTACTATAACAAGGACGGATCACATATAATAATAGACGATATCACAAATGAAGTCGTGCAAGTTAGTGATAAATTTGATCCCAATTGGAGGCCAGATCCAAGTATTGTAGATCCATATAAGCCATAAGAAAGGAGCATTTATAATGACAATTAAAGATTTGATTGATAGAATTGAAAACCTGAAAAGTAATCTTGCCAGAGGTAGTGGAGTGTATATTTCATCTCAAAACATGAATCGTTTTGCAAATCTGTTGAGTGAAATAGACGGAAGACACGGCATCTTATTAACACCTTACTTAATTATTGATAAAGGTGCTCTATATGAACTTCATTATTATGAATTTGATATTGAAGTGAGAAATGAGCAATCTCATTTTAATGACTATAATCCAAGAAATTCATTGCCTAAGGAAATAACAGAAAACCTTAAACCCCAGGCGATTGTCGCTGTGGGAGACACTGACTTCTATCAAAAAGCTGTAACGTGGTATTTGAAAAACATGCAAAAAATGACTTTTGATGAAATAAAGACTTACTATCCCGAATTGCAAAATGCACAAGTCTTTTATCAAATATTCATGGATTCAGATTCGCAATAGTATGATGCGACAAATTACGTCAACCTGTCGCAAGCTTCTGTTAATTGATGTCATTTCGAATCCCGGAAACGCCCAGCACTGCTGGGCTTCGTTCCCGGTGGGTGGTCGCGCACGACCGCCCGCCTTTCTCCTGCTCTGTTTTCGACACAGGAGATTTGACCGTTTTGCGGGGGAGATAGGCTGCGGACAACGCGCCGTACAAAGGCTCGACAATCGCTTTTACCGCTGGGCGGGGCAAACCTTCCTGCCCAGCGGTAAAAGCGGACACAGGCGCACACGGCGGGGCACGGTGCCGAACACGATCAGGCCTAAAGAAAGGGGTGCCCCCCACGGGAGCGCAGGTATTTAATCGCAAACATGAATACAAATTTAGCATATAAAACGCCTTCTAAGCCTTGCGGCTGAAGGCGTCTATTTTTTTGCACAAAAATACAACAAAATTTTTGTGCAAAAAGGATGATAAAAAACCGAGACTCTGAGCGCTTATATATACAGAAAAGCAAACGAGGAGGCGTGGGAGCGTTGGGAAAGACCAAAGACGCACAGCAATTTTCCGCCGACGCGCTTTGGGGCAAGTGTAAGGATTACTTCGCCCTGTGTGACGAGCTGCAGCGCAAGGCGACCTGGCAGGGGCTGGCGGGCGCGGTGGGTGTGACCTCCGAGACACTGACGCGCTGGCGACAAGCCGAAACGGGACAGGTGAGCGAGGTGTTGAAAAAAGCCGCCGACGCGCTTTCCGACCGGCTTCAGCAGCGCACCGACTCCATGGCGATGCTCTCCATCAAGCAGCCGCTCTACGGCGGGTTTCTCGACCGGGCGCAGGCGGGCGGCGATGGGCAGATCAGCATTCAGGTGACGGTGGGCGGGAAGGGGGAAAAAGAGACGGCCGAGTTTGGCAAATAGGAGGGAGCGTGAGGCGGTATGGCGCGCAGAGGGAAAAAGATCGCGGGCGCGGTGTGTGTGGAATTTCAGTTTCCCACGCCCAACCCGAAGCAAAGGGAGTTTTTGCTGGCGCGGCACAAGTACATCGCCTACGGCGGGGCGCGTGCGGGCGGAAAATCCTGGGCGGTGCGGATGAAGGCGCTGCTGGGCGCGCTCACCTATCCCGGCATCCGCATTCTGATTATGCGGCGCACCTACCCCGAGCTGGAGGCCACCATGATTGAGCCTCTGCTGGCGCTGATTTACGGGGCGACCACGGACAAAAAGCCCGCAGGGCGGTATGTGGCAGACTACAACGCCACCCTGCGCACCATCTTTTTCACCAATGGCTCGGTCGTGAAGTTCGGGCATCTGCAAAATCAGGCTTCGCTCACGGAATATCAGGGGCAGGAGTTTGACTGGATTTTCATCGATGAGGCCACGCACTTCACGGAATACGAGTTTCGCACCTTGGGCGCGTGCCTGCGCGGGGTGAACCAGCTGCCCAAGCGGATGTACTTAACGTGCAACCCCGGCGGCGTCGGGCACCAGTGGGTGAAGCGGCTCTTTGTGGCAAGACAGTACGAAGTGGGAAAGGAGCACCCCGACGACTACCGCTTCATCCCCGCCACGGTGGACGACAACACCGTGCTCTCCGACGATGCGCGCAGCGATTACATCGCGTCGCTCGATCTGCTGCCCGAGGACATGCGCGCCGCGCATCGCTACGGTGACTGGGACGCGCTGGCGGGGCAGTATTTCAGTGAATTCAAGCGTGAGCGCCATGTGGTGAAGCCATTTTCCCTGCCCCCCGCGTGGCCGCGTTATCGCGTGTTCGACTACGGTTTGGATATGTTTGCCTGCTACTGGGCAGCCATCGACTTTGACGGACGCATCTGGGTCTACCGCGAATACTGCGAGAGCGGGCTCATCGTATCCGACGCGGCGGCGGCTATGTGCCGGCTGACTCCCGCGGGCGAGCGCATTGCATACACGGTTGCGCCGCCCGACATGTGGACAACCCTCAAGGACACGGGGCGCACCATTGCCGAGATATTTGCCCGCGACGGCATTGCGCTGGTGAGGGCGGGCAACGCCCGGGTGCAGGGCTGGCTTATCGTCAAGGAGTATTTAAAGATACGCGCCGACGGAAAGCCGGGACTGCTGGTGTTTGAAGACTGCGTGTCGCTCATCCGCAGCCTGCCCGCGCTCCGGCACAGCGAGCATAACCCTTCGGACGCGGACACCCAGCCGCACGACATGACGCACAGTCCGGACGCCCTGCGCTACCTTTGCACCTATCGCGCCATGAGCGCGCAGAAGGGCGAGGCACTGCGCCGATATGACGATGACGAAGACGGCGAGGACTATGACGACGCCATGCGCGGCGGGGCGCTCAGCGGGAGCTACTTAACCTACAGCTGAAAGGAGACAAAGGTATGAGATTCTTTCGCATCATGAGGCGACTGGAGGCCGCCGAGGAGAGCATTGCGCAAATCAGGCAGGCAATGGCAGGGACGCCGCCGCAGGGCGGCGGCGGAGACGGGGAACAAGCCCCGGTGTTCAAGCTGGACGACGCCAAGCTGCAGGAGGGCATTTCAAACGTTATGGGTTATGACCCCTTTGGGAAGAAACGGAGTGATATTTGATGGCAAACACGCACTTGACGCCCGCGCGGGTGTGGCGGGAATATGAACAGGGGCTTTCCTTCAAAACCGGCCTGGGTCTTTACGACACCGTGGAAAACAACGAGAATTTTTACATCGGAAAGCAGTGGGAAGGCGTGCAGTCCAACGGGCTGCCCACCCCGACCTTTAACTTCATCCGGCGCATTGTCCTTTATCTTGTCGCCTCCACCTCCACCGATCAGGTGAAAATCAGCGCGTCTCCGCTCGCGTCAACGGGGAGAAGCGGCGCGTCGGGCTCGGCGGAGGGGGAAAAAATCTGCGCGGTGGTCAACAGGCAGTTTGAAGCGCTCTTCGAGCACAACAAGCTGGCCAAGAAAATCCGCGACTTTATGCGCAACGCCGCCGTGGATGGGGACGGCTGCCTCTATACCTACTTCGACAGCGAGGCGGAGACCGGGCAGACCGCCAAGGGCGCCATTCGCACCGAGCTGCTGGAAAACACCCGCGTGGCGTTTGGCAACCCCAACAGCCGCGAGGTAGAGGCACAGCCCTATATCCTCATCTCACGCCGTGAGCTGGTGGAGGATGTCAGGCGCCGCGCAAAGACGTTTGACGGTGACGCCGAAGGAGTAAAGGCGGACAGTGACGACGCAGCCAACCGCTTTGACGCCATGACGGACGGGAAATGCACCACCGTTTTAAAGCTGTGGCGCAGCCACGACACCGACACCATCTGGGCGGCGGAGGTCACGCAAACCGCGTTTGTGCGCGCGGCCTGGGACACAAATCAGAAGCGCTATCCCATCGTGTGGATGCCGTGGGACTACGTGCAAAACTGCTACCACGGTCAGGCGGCGGTGACGGGGCTCATTCCCAATCAGGTCTTTGTCAACAAGATGTTTGCCATGACGATGATAAGCCTCATGACCACCGCCTACCCGAAAGTGGTGTACGACCAGACGCGGGTGGCCAAGTGGGATTCCCGCGTAGGGGCAGCCATCGGGGTAAACGGCGGGGATATGGGCAGCGTCGCCAGGACCATTGATCCCGCCGCCATCTCGCCGCAGGTGAGCCAGTTTATCGAGCTTGCCATCTCGCTGACCAAGGAATTTATGGGCGCGACCGACGCCGCGCTGGGCGCCGTACGGCCGGACAATACCTCCGCCATCATCGCGCTGCAAAAGGCATCGACTGTGCCCATGGAGCTTGTCAAACAAAATCTCTTCCAGTGCATTGAGGATCTCGGCAGCATCTGGATGGATCTGATGCGCGTGTACTACGGGGTGCGCTATGTGGAACTGGCGCCCGATGAGACGCAGGGGGACACGGACAAGGCGGCGACCGCGCTCGTTATGCCCTTCGACTTTTCGGCGCTTGGCGCCATCCCACTGTCCATGAAGCTCGATGTGGGCGGCAGCGCCTATTGGAGCGAGATTGCGCAGATGAATACGCTCGATAACCTCCTCACGCACAAGCAAATCGACATCATTGACTACCTGGAGCGCGTGCCAAACGGGTACATCTCCAACCAGCAGGCGCTGATTGAAGCGCTGAAGCGGCGCAGAGAGCAGGTGCAAACCGCGCAGTCGGGACAGCCGGGTTTGCCGCAGCAGGTGCAGACAAAGCAGCCGGGCATGTCACTGATGCCTGCGGAGCAGAGCATTGCGGCGCCTGCCGCGCTGGGGCAGGTAAAGCGCGCATTAGAGTCGAGCGCGCGGTAAACAGACCAACTGCGGCAGACCAGCCGCTTTGGAAATAAAGATTGTGGCAGACCGTAGCCACAGGAGGATTTGAAATGGAATTTGAAACAGAGGCCATAATCCCGACTGATACCGAGATTGACGCGGCGTGGGACGAAGCGGAAGCTGTGGACGGTGGCGAGCAGGACGAGGCAGAGGCAGACCAGCCAAAAGCCGAGGAACCTGTAAAGGGAGAAACACCGCAAGGCAGGAAGACTGAGGAAAAGGAGGCAGACCAGCCACTTACCTTTACCCTCAAGCATCTGGACGAAACACGCACAGTGGGCAGGGACGAAATCATCAAGCTGGCACAGCAGGGCCTGGACTACGAACGCATTCGCGCGGAGCGAGACCAGCTGCGCGCCAATCGCGGCCAGCCAGAGCCCGCCCCGGCGCTCTTGCAGGCAAAAGCCGCTGCCGAGGCGAGGGAGCAGGCCCTCACACAGGAACGCAGAGCGCAGATGGGCCGCTTTCTCAAGCAGTTCCCCGCGGTACAGCCGAATGAAATCCCCAATGAGGTGTGGGGTGAGGTTGCAAAAGGCGAAAGCCTCACCGCCGCCTTCACCCTGCATCGCAACCGCCAGCTCGAAGCCGAGCTTGCCGCCGAGCGGCAGAACAGGAAAAACGCGCAAAAGACCACCGGCAGTCTCTTTAGCAGTGCGTCCGGCGAACAGCAGGATGAATATGACCGGTGGTGGAACGACGATTAGAAGCGCCGAATGCTCGAGCAGTCGAGCGTCGCGAAGCCGCCGCAGCGTGACAGGAAGAAGCACAGCCCGCGCTAAGCGGGCGGAAAGGATGAAAACATGGCAATTAATCTTACGAGCAAATACAGTGACAAGGTAGCCGAGCACTTTAAGAAAGCCTCGCTCACCGGCTCGCAGTCCAACCGCGACTATACCTTTGAGGGGGTGAAAACCGTCAAGGTCTATTCGGTGGATACGGTTGCGCTCACCGACTACAACCGCAGCGGCACTTCCCGTTACGGCACGCCCGCCGAGCTGGGTGACACCGTGCAGGAGCTGACCATGACGCAGGACAAGGCATTTACCTACACCATCGACAAGGGCAACGAGAAGGAACAGCTCAACGTCAAGGCGGCTTCCAAGTCGCTGCGCCGCGAAATTGACGAGGTGGTCATCCCCACGCTGGACAAGCACCGCTTTGACGTGTGGTGCAAGAAAGCGGGCAACATTACGGGACTTGCCGCCGCGCCCAATAAGACCACCATCACCGGCCTCATCATGGACAGCACCGAGGTGCTCGACGACGCGCTCGTACCCGAGGGGGGCAGGTGGGCGAAATCGACGGCATGAAGGTGGTCAAGGTGCCAAACTCCTATTTCCCCGGCGGCGTCTACTGGCTCATCACCCACAAGAGCGCCATCCTCGGCCCCTCCAAGCTCCAGGACTACAAAATCCACAAGGACCCCCCGGGAATCAACGGCGACCTCGTCGAGGGGCGCGTGCTGCACGACGCCTTTGTGCTGGAAGCGAAGAAAAACGCGGTGTATGTGGCCGCCAATGCCGCCAAGGTGGCAAATGTGCCCACCATCACCGACAACGCCACGAGTGATATCTTCAACCTTGCCTCAACCACCGCAAACGCGAAGCTCTACTACACCGTAGACGGCAGTGACCCGCGCTATTCGGCAAATGTCATTGCCTATGCCACCAACGTCAACTATGCCGCCGCGAATTACCCGAGCGGCACCGTGGTGAAGGCCTACGCCAGTGACCTCACCAACGGCGTGCTCCCCTCCGGCGTCGTGAGTGCAACACTGACGGTGTAACACCGAAGCGTGAGCCACCGGAGCAGGAAGCTAAGAGGACGCGCAGACGAAAAAACAGGTTTGCCGTGGGCAAACGGCATTTTTCGCGGAGCGGGCGCTTAGCGACCGTTGCGAAGGTGAGCGCAGCGTGACAGTAATCGTGTGCTTCCCGTTGATAACAAAAAGGTTCGCCTCCGGCGGGGCCCCATTTCTTTTCCGAAAGAAACGGGGGAAAGAAATGGCTCAAGGGGGTGTTTCGATTCCCCCCCCTTGAGAATCCCCCGCAACGACCACGCAGAGGGGGGCTTCGGCCCCCCTTTGTGGAATCACCCCCGAGGTTAAAACGGGAGTTACGATACGGGAGACGGTGGAGAAAGGGGTGCCCGGTCGGAGGCCACGTTCTTCCATGCTTAACGGAATTGTTTAAAAAAAGGAAGTGAATGGATGCTTGATGTCATCATCCCCGCGTATAACGCCCACGACACCATCGGCAGAGCCCTCGCCAGCATCGCCATGCAGACGAATGTAAAGCACATCGGCGTGACCATCGTGGACGACTGCTCCACGGAGGGCGGCTACGCGGAATTTGTCAGCCGATTTTCCCCCATGCTGGAGATTCAGGAGGTCAAGACAGACTGCAACGGCGGCCCCGGCGCGGCGCGGCAGAAAGGGCTGGACGAGACCGACGGCGACTTTGTCACCTTCCTCGACGCCGACGACACCCTGCTTGCGGCAAACTCCCTGGCCATGCTGGAACAGGAAATCGTATACGGCGACCTGGACATGGTGGGCGGTCACTTTTTGGAGGAGCTGGAGGACGGGCGCTTTCTCACCCACGGGGATAATTTTGTATGGATGTTCGGCAAGGTGTACCGCAGGAGCTTTCTTGAGCGCTTCCTCATCCGCTTTAACGACACCCGCGCCAATGAGGATACGGGGTTTAACACCGTCGTCAAGACGCTCACCCGCCACTGCAAATTTATCCCGCAGGTCGTGTACCTCTGGCACTTCCGCTCCGGCAGCATCACACGGCGCGAAAACGGCATCTACGCCTGCGACGCGGGGCACAAGGGCTATATTGAAAATATGATTTGGGCCATCGGGCAGCTCTGCGGCCGCGGCCTCAATAAGGAGCTTATTCGCTGTGAGATTGTGACTGTGCTGTGCCGCCTTTATGGGATGCACATGGGCATTTGCTATTTGAAACCGCTCTATGCCGAGGCGTCCATGGCGTGGATCAGGAGGTTTTATGACAGCTGTTACAGGCCGATTGAGGATATGGTGCCCGCAGTGTACTTACAGGAGACGCTTATAGCCGAGCAGGCGCGCGGCAATGACGCCGCCGCCGGCGTCATTGCGGTGATGACGTTCAAAGAATTTTTGGCGGCGGCAAAAAAGAAAGGGTGATACTTTATGAGCACCACGGCGCAGCAGATTTTCGAACAGGCCATATTAATCATGGATGGACAGGACGAAGCGACGGGCGCGACGGAAACCGCAGACACCAAGGAATACAAAAGCCGCACCCTCGCCATCCTCTACACACTGCAGATGGAGTGCTTTCCTTATTCGGATACTTACCGTGTCACAACGGCGGGAACACGCCCCCTCTGCCCGATGCTGACGGCGTTTGACATGCCGCTCGCGGTGGACGACGGGCTCTGCCGCGGGGTGCTGCCCTACGGACTGGCCGCGCATCTGCTGCTGGGTGAGAACGCACCGCTGGCGTCCTTCTTCAACGAGCGGTACGAGCAGCAAAAAACAGCGCTGGCAAGGGGGGTTCCACGCGCTTTCACCGACATTGAGGACAGCTACGGCGGCATAGAATACGCGTCGTCTGCCACATGGTGACCATGTGCAAAAGGAAAATAGAATTGAGGTGAGAACATGGCAAAAGTACGCACCGGAACTGACGGAAGCGTTTACACAATCAAAAGATGGCTGGGGCTCAGCGAGAATCCGGACGGCGAAACCGAGCTGAAATTCGGCGAAGCGGCCGTTATGCGCAACTTCCGCGTCACGCGCGAGGGCAGCCTGCAAATCCGCCCCGGCTACAGCGCAAAATGCACACTTGCAGACAGTCCCGTGCGGGGGCTGTGGAGCGGCTATGTCGGCGGTGCGCTGTGCCTGCTCGCCGCGTGCGGCGGGAGGGTGTGGAGCATCGGCACGGACAGCTGGGCGGCAGAGGAAATCGGTACGATTGCGGACGCGCAGACGACCTTTTTCGGATTTTCGCAAAAGGTGTACCTGCTAGACGGGACGGATTACTACGTTTGGGACGGCACGGGCAGCCTTGCCGCCGTGGGCGGGTATGTTCCTATCGTCGCCACCGCAACGCCCCCTCCGGGCGGCGGTATGCTGCTCGAAGGCGTCAACAAGTTAACGGGCAAAAAGCGTCAGCAGTTTTCCCCCGACGGCGCCGCCGCCGTATTCCAGCTGGCGGAGAAGGGCGTCACAAGCATTGACAGCGTGAAGGTGGGCGGCACAGTGGTCACCACCGGCTTTACGCCCAGCACCTCGGCAGGCACGGTGACCTTTGCCGCGGCGCCCGCGAGCGGGACGAATACCATTGAAATCGCCTGGACAAAGGGGACGGGTGACCGGGCAAAAATCACCGCGATGCGCTTTTCCGAGCTTTTTAACGGCACAAACAACACCCGCGTCTTTCTCTACGGCGATGGCACCAATCAGGCCGTTTACAGCGGCTTGGATGAAAACGGAAGGCCTTCTGCGGAGTATTTTCCCGACCTGAATATCCTGGACGCGGGCAGTGAAAACACGCCCGTTACGGGGCTTATCCGCCACTTTTCCCGGCTGATTGTGTTCAAATCTGACTCCGCCTACTCGGTGCAGTACAGCGCCATTACGCTCGATGACAGCACCGTGACCGCCGGCTTTTATGTGACACCCATCAACCGCGCAATCGGACACGCCGCGCCCGGTCAGGTGGCGCTCATTGAAAACAATCCGTGGACGCTCTTCGGCGGCGCCGCTTACGAGTGGAAATCGTCGAGCGGCAGCCTCACCATTGACGAGCGGCAGGCGGTGCGGCGCAGCGACCGGGTGAGTAAGACGCTCTCCGCCTTTGACCTTTCCGCCTGCACCGTCTTTGACGATAACGAGCGGCAGGAATGCTACATCGTTTGCGCCGACAAGGCGCTTGTTTACAGCTACGCCGCCGATGCGTGGTATTGCTACCACCATTTCCCCGCCGCCTGTATGGTGAGCGTGCGCGGCGAGGTCTGCTTCGGGACGGCGGACGGGCGCGTGATGCATCTGTCGCGCAGCTATCGCAACGACGCGCTGGAAAAAATCGATGCCTACTGGGAGAGCGGCGCGATCTCCTTTGATCACGACTGGCGGCGCAAAGCGTCCTGTGCCATTTGGGTGGCGATGAAGCCGGAAAGTCAGGCGCGCCTTACAGTGGGCGCGCAGTCCGACCGCACGTCAAATTACGCGGAAAAGGTGCTTTCAGCCGGTCTTTCCACCTTTTCCAACGTGAGCTTCGGGCACTTCAGCTATGGAACCAATCGCCAGCCGCAGGTAAAGCGGTTAAAAATGAAGGTGAAAAAGTTCACCTACTACAAGCTGATTTTCTCCTCCCTGTCCGCGTCGGCTGCCGCGACGGTTCTGGCGGCCGACCTTCAGGTGAGCGATATCGGCAACGTGAAATAGGAGGGATACGATATGGCAATCACACCACTTGGCATAAATCTCAGCATCATCGCCGCGCTCGACGATGAGCCCAACGACGTAGGCGGTCTAACCTCCGCACAGCTCAAAGCGAAATTTGACGAGGGCGGCAACGCTATCAAGGACTATATCAACACCACGCTCATTCCCGACACCGAGCAGGAAATCAACGCGGTTGTGGGCGGCGTGGTGCTGGGGCAGATACCGGACGGCACCATTACCCCCGCCAAACTGTCCGGCGAGGTTTACAGCAACGATGATATCCTCACTGCCGACACCAAAACCCTCTACGGCTTTGATGGGGGGGCTGTGCCGGATGATGTGTTTTCCGTCATTGACGCGAGGGCAAAAAACAGCCTCCTGCGAGAGCTAAACATTATGCTTAATTTATCGCTCGGCACATCAAATATCGATGCCTGGGCTGATTTGCTTAGTGACAATACGAGGATAAATACGGCGGCAAGCAGCGGGTATACGCTCAGCGGCGGAAAATTGGCCTCAAGTAATGCTCAAAACAGTTCAATAAATACGAGCTGTAGTCTTAACGGCAGTACAAGCAATCAAAAAATAGCCCAAACATTTAAGGCGATTTTTAATTCTAATTTGGCTGGTATTACAGTCCAACTACTAAAGCATAATGCTCCAATTGGAAATATTTATTTAGAATTATGGTCTACATCCGCAGGAGTACCAAATGCGATGCTGGCCAGTTCAAATAATATAAATTGCGAAAGTATGCCGGATGGTTGGGGATATTACATGTTCTCCTTTGCTGATTACCCATTAACAATGAATACAACCTATGCATTGGTGGTAAATGTAACCTATGCAATGAGTGGTACGCATTTTTTTGAATTAGCCATGAATACAACGAATCCATATGCTGACGGAAGTAAATTTGAGTTTAATGGAAGCAGCTGGTCCAATAATGCATCATATGATTTATATTTCATCGTTGCAACAAGTGAGTGTACTGTAATTTGGAAGCCCGTTACAGCAACCGAAGCACCTACATATGCCGCTGTATGCGCGGATAAAACACCGGGGGTTGGAACAATAACTTTTTCCGTATCGGATGACGGTATAAACTGGACAGAGATAACGGCACTGGATAAGGCACAAAAAGTCAACTTTGATGCTGCGGGCATTTATCTGAAATGTGTGATTACGGGCAATGCGGAAGTACGCGCTGTGGCGTGGGGAGGGTATTAAGATGCAAGCTGATATGATTTGCAGAAAAACCAAGCTAAAATCTGAGCCGGAGGAACAAATTGCCGCCCTGAAAACCCAGCTTGCAGACACCGACTATAAAATCATCAAGTGCAGTGAGTACCAGCTGGCGGGGCTGGATACGCCCTATGACATTGCCGCGCTTCATACCGGGCGTCAGGCTATCAGGGATGAGATCAACGCCTTGGAGGCCGGTTATGCTTAACAGTCGAGACATTGACCGCCTGCGCTCCGATGTTGCCGCCAACTGCCATGCGTTTGTGGCGCTGTGTAAGGCGGAGGGGTTTTCCGTTCTTGTGACGGGGACGGTGCGCGACGATGAATACCAGCAGCAATGCTACGAAAAGGGGACCGGCGGCAAGCCGCCCGCCACCTTCCACAGCGTCAAGGCGGGGCTGGCTTTTGACTGCTGCAAGAATGTCAAGGGGCAGGAATACAGTGACAATGCGTTTTGGGCGGGCATCGGCGCCATCGGCAGGAGGATGGGCTTTGAGTGGGGCGGAGACTGGAAGTCCTTTGTGGACAAGCCGCATTTCCAGTGGTCGGACGGCGGGAAATACACGGGCAGCATGATTAAGGCGGGCAAATACCCGCCCGCCATGCCGCTCTATAAAGAAAAAAAGGAGGAGCTTAGCATGACAGTGGACAATGCAAAGAGGATCGTAAAGGAAAAGGCAGGTCTGTCCGACGCCACCATCGAATTTTTGTACAGTTATCGTTACGGAGATGCCCTGATGATAAAGCTTGCGCAGGCGATGCAATGAAAAAGACCACGACAAAGTGTTTGGTTTTTTTGTGCCTTGCCAACGGGTTTCTGTGGGTGTGGTGCTCGTACCTGCTCGCCTTTTGCGGGCGTGACGAAATTGCGGAAAGCCTGTCCAAGGTCGCTATTACCGAAATTATCGGCGTGGTGCTCATCTACTGCCTGAAATCGTTGTTTGAGAATCTGAGCGTACACAACAAATGGCCGGATAAACAAAATGATATATGGTCTGATGATAAAAATAGGGAGGTATAGAAATGGGTGCAATTTTAAGAAAACTGTCCTCGAGAAAGCTCTGGCTTGCGCTGGCCGGGGTGGCCACTGGCATTGCCATGGGCCTTGGCGTGCAGGCAACCGACATCTCTGTCGTGGCAGGCGCGGTTACGGCCGTCGTGAGCGTGGTCACCTATATCGTCACCGAAGGCAGGGTGGATGCTGCCGCGCTCAAAACTGCCGTCGAAGCCACGCAGCATGCCGCACAGGCGGTCAGGCAGGAGGAATAAGCCATGACAGAGTGGGGCGTGGTGCTGGTCATTACAGCGCTTTTTGGACTGGGGGCTGCCATCATAAAGCCCATCGTTTCCCTTACCCGCTCTATCACAACCCTCACGGTCGTGGTGGAGAATCTGCAAAAGGACATGAGCGGACTGATCCTGAAAAACAGCGCCTCCCATGACCGCCTTTGGAAGCATGCACAAAAGCAGGACATTCAGCTGGACGACCATGAGAAGCGCATCATCAGTATAGAAAGGAAGTGAGTGTATGGCGGTAACGATTGAACAATATCAGAAAGAATACGAGATGGCAAAGCTGCGCAATGACCCCATTGCAATGCAGGCGGCACATGATGGCGCAAACGCAATTCGGGGCGAAGGCAATGAAGTGGATGCCTCGCAAGACATAAAAAACGTGGGAAATATGGTGGCAGCTATCTCGGCACAGCAAACGCCGTCCGCCGCCGATGTCAGCGGGATGTTCACCACGGAAAACGGTTCGCCTGTCTATGAGGGGACGACCCTGCCCACAAGCGGCAATTATTCCGGTTACATCAGGGACCTATACTCCGCCAAGGAGAACGCGGCACTGGCGGAGCTGGAAGCCGCCTACCAAAGCAACGTGGCAACGCTCAACGCATCGGAAGCGGAAGTCGCGCCCGCCTATCAGGCGGCACGCAATCAGACTGCCGGAGCCAGCGAGCAGGCCAAGCGCAGCTTTGCCGAGTACGCTGGTGCCCATGGGCTTAATTCCGGCGCCTCCGGACAGGCCGAGCTCGCCCGCAGCGTTGCGCTGCAAGGAAACCTCGGCGCGCTCGGTCAGGCGGAGGCCGATGCCTTTGCCGCGCTTGACCTTCAGCGCACGCAGGTGGCAAACGAGTACAATGCCGCCATTGCCTCCGCCAAGGGTACCGGTTCCTATGAAATGGCGTCCGCGCTCTATCAGGAGGCGGTGCGCGCGGACCAGTCGCTCGTTTCCACCGCGCTGTCTCAGGCCGGACTCAACTACAACAAATGGAACTCGGACTACACCGTGTGGCAGAATGAGCAAACTGCGGCGGACACCGAGCGCGACACCATGGCGTCTTACGGCTATCTCTGGCTGCAAAACGGTATCATGCCCTCCGAGGCCATGCTCCGTGCCATGGGTCTGAGCCGGGAGGACGCGCAGAAGTTTATACTATGATCCCTTTATAATGGAGATCAGTATAATTCAATAAAGTCAATGGCATGTAACCCGGCGGCGCCCGCCGGCAAAAAGGCTGCTGCAAAACGCGTAACGCGTTTTGCAGCAGCCTTTTTCTTAAACAGTTAAGCTTGTATAATATTCACCATGTCCATGGTAAGCTCTGTGGTATAGGGATTGATCAGCGCATTGAAAATGTCCAGGCACTCCTGCGGGTAAAGCTCATAGCACCAGGGCACACCGTTATAAGTTGCCGAGCCGTCTCCGGGGAGGGTGGCAAAGGTGACGCCGGCTGCGGTGTCAAGCTCCAGCGCCTGTGCGCCGAGCCAGCCCAAATTGCCTACCGACAGGTCGGTTTCGACATAGGTGACGAAGATGTCAATAAACGAATTGATTTTGGTGAGACTGGAAAAGGAGAGCACCTTTTTGGCCATGATGGTGAGCATTTTCTGCTGGGTGGCGATCCGGCTGATATCGGAGTCGTTATAGCCGCTGCCGTCGTTGTTTTTGCGGAAGCGCGCAACCTCCAGCGCCTGCTGGCCGTTGAGGTGCTGCATGCCTGCCTCGTAATGGATGGCTAAATCCTGTGTGGGGTCGTCATAATCCATATTGATGGGTACGTTAAAGTCGATGCCGTCCACCTTATTGACAATGGCCTTGAAGGCCGCCATATCCACCGTAATATAGTAGTCAATGGGAAAGCCGACGAGGTCGGATACCTCATCCATCAGCTGATCTATGCCGGCGCCGTACGCGCCGTTTATTTTCGGGGTTTTCCGCGTGGTATCCACCAGGGTATCGCGGGGAATGGACACCACGCCAACCTTCTGGTTATGTACGTCGTAGGACACCACCATAATGGTGTCGGCATTGCCGTTGCCGTCGTCGCTGGCAGCCAGCAGGAAGGTGTAAAATTGCTCCTTGCGCACCAGTGCCACGGACTCGTCGATCTGCGTCGTGTCCGGATTGTCGGTGACGGTATCTACGACAGCGGGCACAGGTAATTGCTCGGGCGGACGGATGAAAAACTTATATGCGCAGAACAATACGACCACTACGAGAGAAATCCCAACTAAAAAATGATACAGGGAGCGTCCCGCGCCGCGCCGTTTTGCCCGTACCGACGATTCATTTCTTTGTGCCAA